GTATTATTGGCTTTTGGTTTGGCTCACGTAGCTGGGCTAAGAAATGAAACTGAGCAAGGTTGGCGCTGATCTGATGCACCGGTACGAGGGGTACAGGACTAAACCATACCTGTGCCCTGCTCACATCTGGACAATCGGCTACGGCCATGTTCTTTACCAAGAGCAGATTAGATTACCAGTGGTGCGTGTTGAGGGTAAAGAAACCCCAATGATTCGCAAAGAGATGCCACTAAAACCGGAGGACAATCGTGTCTGGACTAAAGAAGAGATCGAGAAACTATTCGCAGATGATGTCGCTAGTTTTGAACGCGGTGTTCTTAGACTTGCTCCCCCTGTTGCTGGTCGCCAAGGTGCTTTTGATGCGTGCGTCTCTTTTGCCTTCAACGCCGGACTGGGCACTTTTCAGCGGTCTTCTATTCGGATGAAACTCAACCGAGGCGATTGGGAGGGTGCGGCCAATGCGCTCTTGCTGTATTGCATGGGTGGTGGCAAAATACTAGCAGGGCTAAAAAAGCGCAGGGACGCTGAAAAAGCACTGTTTCTATCCTAGGACTGCCGATGCCGCTTAAAAAACTAACGCTGAAACCGGGTGTAAACAGAGAAAACACCCGCTATACGACCGAGGGTGGCTGGTACGTATCGGATAAAGTACGCTTCCGTCAGGGCACTCCTGAGAAAATTGGTGGTTGGACACGCATTTCAGCCAATACCTTCCTTGGCACATGCCGTTCTTTGTGGAACTGGATCACCCTTGCAGGGCAGAACCTGCTTGGAGTGGGCACTAACTTAAAGTTTTACATTGAGCAAGGCGGTGTTTATTACGACATTACGCCAATTCGCGCCTCGTCTACGATTAACAATAACCCGTTTGTAGCTACCAACGGCTCAAGCACTATTACGGTAACTGATACTGCTCATGGTTGCATTACTGGCGACTTTGTGACTTTCAGCGGTGCAGTTGGTCTTGGCGGAAATATTACTGCAACTGTTTTAAACGCAGAATACCAAGTCACTGTTCTTACTGCCAACACTTACACGTTTACAGCATCTGCCACAGCCAACGCTACTGATGCCTCCGGTTCTCCGGGTGGTGGTGCTTCTGTTGTAGCCGCCTATCAGATTAATGTAGGCCCAGATATTCAAGAGCCTTTGACCGGCTGGGGTGCTGGCGGCTGGGGTCTTGGAACTTGGGGTGTTGGTAGTTCTACTCCAGTGGCTATCCGAATTTGGAGTCAGTCTAACTTTGGTGAAGACTTAATCTTTGCACCCCGTGGTGGCCCTATGTATTACTGGGATGCCACTTCAGGTGTAACTACTCGTGGCGTATTGGTTTCCAGTTTAGTTGGTGCTGACGCAGATGTTCCAACCGTAATGAACTTTTTGTTTGTATCGGATACAAGCAGGTTTGTGTTTGCTTTTGGGTGTGATGATTACAGTTCTTCCGTTCAAAACCCAATGTTAATTCGCTGGTCGGATCAGGAATCAGTAACCACTTGGACTCCTGCGGCTACCAATCAAGCGAGTAGCGTTCAGTTATCGCACGGTTCTGAGATTATTGCGGCTATCCAAGCTCGTCAAGAGATTGTGGTTCTGACTGACTCTGCCATCTATTCGCTCCAATATCTTGGCCCTCCAGTTATTTGGGGCACCCAACTTCTTGGTGACAACATTTCTATTGCTGGGCCAAACGCTGTTGCTTTGGCATCCGGTGTTGTTTACTGGATGGGAGTAGATAAGTTTTACAAATACGACGGTCGCGTTCAAACATTGCGTTGCGATCTGCGTCAGTTTATTTACCAAAACATTAACTTAGATCAGGCGGATCAGTTCTTTGCCAGTACCAATGAAGGCTTTAACGAAGTCTGGTTCTTCTATTGCACCGAAGGATCTAACACCATTGACCGCTATGTAGTCTATAACTACATTGAAAACAATGGTGAGGGTGCTTGGTACTACGGCGACATGGTTCGTACCGCTTGGCTTGACTCTGGCCTGCGTGACTACCCAATGGCGGCAACAAGTATTAACAACATTGTCTATCATGAGAATGGCACAGACAATAATGAAACCGCCACCACTACAGCTATTACGGCAACTATTGGTTCTGCCGAGTTTGATATTGACGATGGCGACCACTTTGGTTTTGTCTGGCGTATCTTGCCGGACATCACGTTCAATGGTTCTACCGGGGCTAACACCCCGCAAGTAACCATGACGCTGATCCCAATGCAGAACTCTGGATCAGGCTACAACGACCCAATATCTTCTGGTGGGAACAGTAACGCTACCGTTGCACGCACATCAACCGCAGTCATTGAACAGTTTACTGGTCAGGTATATGTAAGAGTTCGTGGCCGTCAGATGATCTTGCAGATTGACTCCAACACCATTGGCACTCAGTGGCAGTTGGGTAGCCCACGTATTGACATCCGTCAAGACGGTAGAAGGGGTAACTCATGAGTATGTTTCAGGCATCACCGCCTAGACTTCCTGTTGCTCCTAATGAATACAACCCTGTATTTATGTCGCAGATGATGAACATTCTTAACTTGTACTTCCAACAGTTAAATGCCGTTCAGCCAATCAGCGTAGCTCAGTTGAATATTGACGTTGAGAGATTCCCGACTCAAGCCAACCTTGCAGACTTAAGGGTAGGCGATGTTTACAGAGACAGCTCTGCCGGTAATGTTTTGAAAGTTAAGGTTTAAACATGTCAGCCGTAGACAATTTAATTCAACAGATCCTTGCATCCAGCAACACTTCCAAGTGGACAGGTGAAGGGTTTGGCTCGGCGGAAAAGAATGCCGCTGACATGGCCAAGATCTTGAACGAGATTGGAATTACTGACATTAAACAGTTTGGCAAGGTTCCAGAATACCAAAGAGCTGAAGTTCAGTATGGCGTAAATGGTCAGGTTGCCCGTCAAGATGAAGACGGCAATTACTACATCATGGCTTCCGGAGGCACAGACTCCGAAGGAAATCAGATTAACTACAGACAAAGCGTAGACCCAAAAGATCTGCAAAAGATTTATGGTTACTATTCCAATGAAGGCGAAAGCAGTAGATTTGTACCCGCCGATCAGTCTAAAGTAAATGTAAAAGATGGCGTACCACTGGTTCAAGTTGGCGAAACTTTTGGCAATAAGCTAACTGGTGAGACTGTAAAAAATACTTACGGCGAACGTCAGACTGGCGACTTTTTTGGCGGCACATACACTGGTAAAGGTAACACTGGTTACGGCGCGCGGCTTGACGCTCAAGGCAATCCAATCTTTTATACTCAAGGCGCATCGTCTAATGACGTAGCCAAGATTATGGAAATGGCTGGCCCTGTTGGTCAAATTGTTGTTAGCGCTATTGGTGGCCCAGTTGCTGTAGCGGCTTTGGCGGCGGCATCGGGTAAACCTATTGGAGACATTGTTAAGTCTGCGGCTCTGTCATACCTTGGTGGTCAGGCTGGAAATATGGTGTCCGGCGCATCTGGAATAACTGATGTTTTAGGACAAGCTGGAACCGATGCTTTGGCTGGTGCGGCTAAGCAATATGTAGCCAGTGGCGGCAAAGCTGATCCACTTCAGCTTCTCATGGGTGCAGGTTTAACGTATGGTGCCAACACGCTTGGTGGGGAACTAGGCTTTGACAAACTTACACCTGCCCAACAAAACATGTTGAAAGCAGGTTTGAGTGGCGTTGTTGCTGGTCAGCCGCTTGACAGGCTTTTGATGAACGTTGCTATGACTGGGGCAATGACCAAAGACGATGCCGCTTCAAGACTTAGCCCCGTAACAAACAAAGAGTTTAACGAGGGATTGATCCCCGGGTACTTCTTGCCGGGCGGCGAGGGGTATATAGCAAAACAAGTCACCAATCCGCTTGGCCCAACAGAAGAGTTTGATCCCAGCACCATTGACTGGGAGTCTTTGTACAAAGAAGGACTGTCTGACGAGGATATTGCCAAGCGGGAAGAGCTTATGAAGCTTCCCGGTCAGGACATACAGTACAGACCGGAAGACTGGCAATCGTTCAATGACCGTTTGATCGACATTGTGAACAACAAGGGTGGCTACACATCGCAGTGGCAGACTGTTGGCAACGACAGAATCATGATTCAGGACGACGGAACGGCTATTGCTACCAACGAAAACGGTGATTCTTATTCTCTTAACGAGGATGAAGTCAACAGCATGATTAAGAATGGCATGCTTAATACTGAGGCGTCTGGGTACAACGACGCCATTGGTAAGACAAAGATTACCGCTCCAACCAAGGTTACAACTCCAACCAAAACTACCGCAACCCAAGGAAGTAATCTTAACGCACTGTTGGCGGCAATGGGTTCTGGTCAACAAACCATGCAAGTACCTAGCCAAGATCCGTTTGCCCATATAAAATTGATGGAAGATTTGTTTGGCACAAGCGTTGATTTAACACCTACGGTTAGTTTAGATGGTGG